ACCCTTGGGGAACTACGGGCCGGACCCACTGTAACTGTTATGACTATGCATTTGACAGCTACAGTTCGGTACGCTCAGCCAAGTCTGTTCCGGGTGACGGTGCAAATAACCCAAAATTGCTCGCGAACAACCTGACATTCACCAAGTGCAACGGTATCGTGAAGCGTGTTCTGGGTGACAACCCGAGAAATGTGTACAAGATGGATAATCCGTATGCCAAGTGCAAGCCGGGGTTCTACAAGGTGATGTGTTTCGTCGCACCACGCAACGACTTTGGCAACAGCACGGGCGACTTTCATTGGTACAAGCACAACAATGCTGTCCGGTACCGCACGCGCGCAGGGGACAAGCCGCTGGGTCTGGCGCGTTTCTTCCGGGTACCGGTAAAGCGAATCACTGATGCCATGGCGAAAGCCACCAAGCCGCGCAGTCTCAATAACGGTCGGATCGCCAACTCGAACAACATGCGCACACTGCAATCTCTGAATCGGAACAATGAGATTGTACGTACCAAGAGCAACGTGTCGATGATGCCTGGTATGGTGCTGCAATTCAAGGTGAATCTGTGGAGTCACAAGCAGGGGTGGGGGACAGGTCCACAACTTGTGGACGCGAATGGTAAGACTATTTATGACCCGATAAAGGCGGCGAAGGTGTACCACCCTGGCTTTCACTACACGCAGTTCTGCTCTGCGTACGCAGTCAGACGCGGTCGGGCCAATACTGGGGCAAATTCGAACCGGAAGAATGGCAAGAACTTCCGGTCGGACCCCAACTTTATTATTAGACAGCTCCTCAATATGAACAAAAACAAGCCAAAGGCCAAGCCAAAGGCCAAGCCGGTTCTACGGAAGCGTAAAGTGAAGAATACCAAGGCTCTCTAGGACTTCTCTGAGGTCTTCATTTTGTTCGACATCGAATGCGACATCCATGCGCGTGTTTGAGTCTATTGTGCGCAAGTCAAGCCCCAATTCGTTTACAAGACGTGTCACCTGTTCGACTGGCACCTCTTGTGTACTTTCAGTCCCTTCACCGACACTTTGAATGGTGATTATGACCCTGTACTGGGGAACATCGAATGGAGTTCGGCACATGGGACAGGTGGGGGTTCCACCGGCGCAGGTGTACTTCCACCTGTCGACACATCTCGCGTGGAACGTGTGTCCACAGTCGAGTGTGCGTGTGCCCTGAGCCATTTTTGAAAAGCACACAGAACATTGGTTGTCTTCTGTGTGACATCTGCACGGACCTTCGACTTTGACCCGGTTCTGGCAGGGGCTCCCCAACTTTGTTGGCTGTCCGCAGCGGCCTTCCATTGGTATGGTGAAATATTTTTACTATCGTGTTAGTCGGCGCCGCATCGACATGTTTTCAATCTCGAGACCCCGAATAACTTCTTTATAATTATTCGTAATTTCATCCTGCTTTTCTTTGAGGTTGGCCTCGACATTCATCCTGAATACGACAAAGGGGTCGTCGTCCTGCTCCATGCGGCAGACGGGGCACTCGATGGAGGACTCGTACCAGGTGAGGATGCACCGCTGGTGGAACAGGTGCTTGCACTTGAGTCTCTTATCGAACCTAGTAACTTTGTTAAGACACACTACACATATTTGTACATTCTTTCGGGCGGACATCCTTCTGTCTGACATTCCCTTCTTTGGACAAATATTCTAAAATTTGTTTATGAATTGCGGCTGGTTCCCTGTTGGCGTTGACCACAAACACATGACACGGTACATTGGTGAGCATGCGCTTATAGTACATGTCGAGCTCCTCTAGATATTCGAGGGTGACGCCCGAGTCGCCAGCCTGGTGCCGTGACTGGATGTGCTCCCAGGCAGTCTTGGGATCCTTGCTCAGGAAGATGTACAGGTCTGGACACCACCCAAACCTGTCGTAGTAGTGCATGAATACATCATTCTCCTCCTTGGTCACGAGGTTCTTGTCGAGCATCGCCTTCCAGAAGACGTGAGCTGTACTGAGCGGACAGCGCTCGTGAATCACCCCCTCTATAGGTCTCAGCGACTTGAGGACAGCCATGTGCATCAGAAAAGACCACCTGGAGGGGTCTTCGTAGAACTTGTCGAGAGGCCATTCTGAAATCCGTTCGCGCTGAACAGTCCAGCCCGCCTTTTCGAGGAGGTCTAGTTGGGTCGTCTTGCCAGAACCGATGTTCCCGTCAATGACAACCTTCATACAATTTAGTAGTCTTTAAGTTTTAACTATAGGACCGAAGGTCCTTTTTCCTGTAAGAAAGGAAGGCTTCGCTGAGGGCCTTTGGCCCTCCTTCTCTTGAAATAAAGGAAGGCTTCACTCCGTCCAGGGCTTGATGAGGTTCTGGCGGCCACGTGGCATGGGGTTGCCGTTGTCGAGGGGGAAGCCCAGGGGGGCATCGCATGCTGAGTTGGGCAGTGGGAGCATGCCGAGCACCTTGTCGGGCCCGGCGGACTGGAGGAACTGACGGTACGAAAAGTTATCCTGGTAAGAAATTCCATTTTTCATCATAATTACATCATCCACAATGCGGTGTCCATCATAGGTCGTAATGCACCGGCCGTTGGCGGGTCCCAGACGCTGAGACATTTAATATTTAGAAAGATTTTATTCCGCGGCGCTTGAGCATCGGCACCCACTGAGAAAACTCGTAGCCCATAAAAACTGGGTACTGCTCCACCTTGACCACCGGCTCCACCTTGGCTCCAAACTCCGTCAGCTTGTCGTTGACCATCCTGTAGGCTGCCGCAATCAGGTTCAGCCCGCCGCCCGTCACCACCACTATCTTGCCTGTGGAGAACAGGCTAATGGTCACCTTCTTGTCACCCTCGACCGGTGTGAACTTCACCTTGACGGCCGAGTAGCGCTCCGTGTTGCACTCGACAGTAAACTTTGGGTCGCGCCGAAACTCGCGGTAGAGCGTGTGCAAGTTCAGCACGCTGTTGGCAGAGAAACCGGTGTTGATAAGACGAGTCTGGATGCTCTCGACCGGAATCTCCAAGTTCAGACCAGTCACCGCGTTGATGACGGTCGATACCCGCTTCGCGATCCGGACCGTGTCGGCCAAATCGCAGCAACCAGTCGCGTGGATAGTGCCATTTGGGAAAATCTTTACATTTTTGTTAGTGTACATATCCTTGCTGATGATAACCACACAGTTGTAGAACTTCTTGTCGGGCTTTTCAGACATGGTCCAGCCCATCATGGGCTTGAACTCAGACTTGAACTTTTCGATATTGACAGCCTGTGGATAGGCTGCATTCATAGTGATGGTGGAGATGCGGACCCACGACGACTCTGGGTAAAGCTCTTTCGTCTCGTTAAGCGACATGATAAACCGGAACGTATTCATCTCCATGTCGAAGGCTGTTTGTGTTTTGGTTTAGCCCTGTCAGTCCTTATACTGAAGGGAACATTGCCTCATTTCTTCAAATTCTTCCCGGTGAGGAAATTCTTGTAAATCTTGGCCAGCTGCTCCTTGGTGTACACCTTATTCAGCAGGTTGGCGTTATTCATCCGGCGCTCGATGGTGTTCTTGGTCACGGCGTGCAGCAGCTTGTTCAGCTCGCCAGTGCGAACCACGCCCCTTCTGACTGGTGCCGTCACGCGCTTCTTCTTGGCCACACGCTTCTTCTTGGCTGGGGTCACCACACGCTTCTTCTTGTGGCGCACCACCTTGGTCGAGACGGTCTTGCGCTTGCGGCGAATCTTTGTCGCCACCTTATTCAGACCATTCAGTGCATTGTTCACCTTGTTATAGTTTTTGGCTGGACCGGCAATTTCTATGACGAGCTTGATTGCCTTCGGGTCAGCGCCAAACTCTGTCACGGCGCGGTTCTGGTTGCCGCCCGCCTTTTGCAGAGCGTTGGCAGTCTTGGCCACGTTGGTCGCTCCGCCCGCCTGGTTAATCTTGTTCGCGGCTGCATTCACACCGCCCATCTGTCTGAGAGCGGTAGCCTCGTTGGCTGGCAGATTGACCGGTAGAGCACCAGTTCGATTGGACGCGGGCGCTGCTGCTGTGCCAATGTTGACCGGTGGCAGGTTGATGCGTGGAGGTGCCGCGCCTGTAATATTGAATACCGGCTGTGGCACTGCTTGAGGGGGGCCTGCGTTGTACCGGGGAGCTGGGCCTGCGTTGTACCGGGGAGCCGCCGGACCACCCATGTTGTACCGGGGCCCCATGTTGTTGTACCGGCGGGGTGGTGGAAAAAAGCCACCGCCACCATTGTTACGTCTGCGCTCACGCTCACCACTGTACGCATTCTCATACCGCCGCTCACGGTTCTTGATAATTTTAAATTCCTTGTTGAAAGTCTCCCGGATGTTGCGGTCGCGTATAGGCAACAAGCTCATCTTCAGGTTGTCCCGGATGCGCTCCATCTCGTACTTGGCATTGCTCGACTTGGCGGCGCGCCGAATGTTATCACGGATAGAGCCGATAATAATCGAACGCCCTGGGAAGTTGGGCCGGGCATGGAGGGCTCGCAGAATCACACCGTACTGGGTAATACGATACGAAGTATTCTTGTACTTTAGGTTGGAGACGGCCTGATTAAGCTTTGAGTTTATCGCCTTCTCCAGAGCCTCACGACTCTCCTTGCTGCGCACGTTCTTATATTTGTTAAGCAGCTTGAACACATTCATAGAGGTGTAATTCTCACCCACTGCAGGTGCTGCATTCATCTTTTCTTTATTTTTAGAATTATTATTTTTATTGTTGATGCGTTTAAAAAAAGGTTTGCCAGTGCCATTATCCGAACGATTAAATGAAATTTTGTTTGTCGGGGTGATAGTAGCCACCCATTTACTACGAATAATTCCAATATTTTTTATTTCAAAATTACCTCTTTCATGTTTATAAAAATATTTATTATTTCTTTTAATAATATTCTTTCCATAATTTTGCACGTTAGCCGGTGGAGGCGGTGGCGCGTTGGAACCTGTGGTGACAGGTAGTGGTCGCGCGTTGGAACCCGTGGTGACAAGTACCACTGGCGGGGGGAGGCCAGGGCCAGGGCCATTACCTGAATTTACTCCACGTGGCGCGTTGGGGCCAGGGCCAGTTCGAGGTCTTAATGGAGGTAAACCGCCTAAATCAGCCATCACTACTATGGGCCGATAAAAAAAAGCGATGTTCCCTCCAGTGTCCTGAGACCCGAGGCAGAGTTCAAACCAAAAACAACTGTCATGGCTCTCCTCAAGACGCGTCTTATCGCACCGTACCAGCACGACGGTGTCAAGTGGCTCGTGGAGCGCGAGACCGCCTCTGACTACCCTGGCGGTTTCCTATGCGACGAGATGGGTCTGGGTAAGACTGTCCAGCTTCTGGCGACTATGTGCACCAACCCCCGGTCGCGCACGCTGGTCATAGTGCCCAAGTCTATCGTGTCCCAGTGGGTCTCGGAGATTCAGAAGTTCACCCCACACATGGAGGCACTCGCCTATGACGGCACCAAGCGCAAGGTGCCCGAGTTTGACGCGGCTCGGCAGACTGTGGTAGTCGCGCCCTATTCAGTCGTGCGCGACGGTCAGCTCCAAAAGGTGGGCTGGGACCGTATCATCCTGGACGAGGCGCACGAGGTTCGCAACAACAAGTCCAAGACGGGTGTGGCTGTTCTGGCGCTGCGCGCTCCTATCAAGTGGCTGGTGACTGGCACGCCCATCTTCAACTCGGTCAAGGACTTTGTGAACCTGTGCGGTATTCTGGGCATCCACAAGTCGCACGTGCAGTGCTATCTGCCCGAGGTTCGCGCCAAGTACGTCATCCGGCGCACCAAGGAGGACCTGAACGAGCGGCTCAAGCTGCCGCCGTGCGACTTTCAGAACGTAGAGCTCGCTATGACCTCTGAGGAGAGCGACCTCTACCAGGATGTCTTCATGACGGCCCAGGGCATAGTGCGGGACATTTTCCAGGCGGGCACGCAGGGCACGCACCAGATGGAGATTCTGGAGTGCCTGCTGCGTGTCAGGCAGGTGATGACGTGGCCGCAGCTGTACCTGAACGGCATCGCCAAAAAAGAGGAGACGGTGGCTGAGCAGTGGTGCGGCAAGTCGGCCAAGGTTGAGGCGCTGCTCAAGATGATTAGCGAGCACCCCAAGGAAAAGTCGCTAGTCTTCACCCAGTTTATGGGCGAGATGGATGAGATTCAGCGGCGGCTCGAGGAGTACAACTGCGAGGTGTACCGGATAGACGGCAGCGTGGACAAGGAGGCGCGTGAGTACCGCATCGGCGCCTTCAAAAAGAGCAGCAGCGGTGCCATCTTCCTCATCCAAATCAAGGCGGGTGGTGTGGGTCTCAACCTTCAGGAGGCGACCCGCGTCTACATCACCACCCCAGCCTGGAACCCGGCGACGGAGCTGCAGGCTATCGGCCGCGCTCACCGTACGGGTCAGACTGGCAAGGTGTACGTGCGCAAGCTGGTGTACGCGGGGACGGAGCAGCTACCGAGTGTCGAGCAGAGCATCATGGACCTCCAGGGGCACAAGGCGCAGGTATCAGCAGAGGTGCTCAACGACGAGCGACTCGCGGGGTCGGTGCCCAAGACCAAGAGCACCATCTCCATCCGCAAGGTGGCGAAACTTTTCTCAGTGTAATATAACAATGGTTGAATCACGAGCTGTCCGCTTCCACCAGGGTGACCCTACCCTGAAGAAGAACCCCAAGGGTGAAATTGTCTCCGTCACCAAGTCCAAGCAGGAGAAGGCCAACCCCTGGATAAAGGCGGTCGCAAAGGCCAAGAAGGCGCTCGTCAAGTCGGGTGACATGACGAAGAAGGAGGCTGGCGGCTTTGTGCTCATCAAGGGTAAGCTTCTGACAGAGGCGCGCAAAATCTACGGGTCCAAGTAATTTTCTTTAAATAGAGTAGGATGTCGAGTTCCACACCAAATAGGAATAACGTAACTTATGAAACAGCTGTTAACAGATATAAGCAGTTGCGTAGCCAGGGTCTATCAAGAAATAATATAAAAAGAAATTATGCCGACGTATATAGGTTTGTGACTATGAGGCTCGGTCAAAATTTTCTTTCACCACGTATGACAAGAGGTGGGACAATTCCTAGTACTAGAAGACGGCCTTCTACAAAAAGAAAATTTGTAAATGTTAAACCAAGAGTACTTTTCCCAACAAGGAGTATTGGCACGTCACCTATGAAATTTCCAAAAAAAGAATCACCGCCACCGGCTCTGCCAGCAAAGTCTATAACAATGCGGTACAAGCAGCTTAAAGAGAAACTCAAGGCGATTCAGAATCTAGCGAGCAACCGGTCGCGCCGAAGCGAGAACAATGCGCGCGAGTTGCGTCAGCTCATTAAAAGTCAGCAAAATAGTCTGCTTCAGCAGATTAAACAACAAAATACGTACATGCACCGTTTCTCACGCATACGCGGTACTCCGACAAGTTATTACAACAGGAATTTCCGTCGTTTCTACAGAGCTCCTGTGCAGCGGGGGCTCGCCCAATATTACTACTACCAGCAGCCGGGTATTCCGCGTTACGTACAGCAGCTGCCGGCACGCGTCTTGCGCCTCAATCAGGGTGGTCGCGGTTTGCCACCAGTCCCCTTTTACACTCGTCGTCGCTAGTCATCCTCGAGAAGAGCGCACTTCGATACGGGCACGATAGGCTCCTCTTCAGCCTCGGCCGCAGCCTGTAGGTCCTCATAGACCATAATTTGGGAGCACTTGACAGTGAACCCGTACTGATTATTGAAAAAGTAAACACCTGTAATCTCAATCAGACACGACATCTCCTTGCCGGCCCCCTCCCCGGCTGTCGTGTACGACCCTACATAGTTGCGCTGCGCGTCAAAGACGGGCGTGCCATCCTCCACCTTGATGCGCAGGCTCGACCCCTTCAGGTTCGAGTTGAACGGCTCGGCCGCGCACAGCTTCGTCTCCATCTCGCGCCACCAGTTGATAAACGCCTTGTTTCCAATCTCGATATTAATAGACTTGTACTCGCTCAGACCGTACTGGCAGAGCCCGCGCGGAATCTGAAACTTCAGACCGGTAAAGCGAGCCATACCACGCGTAAAAGTAGTCTCGATGTCATTCAGATTGACCCCGAGCCACTTCATTACATTAGTTTGTCGCACTCTTTTTAAACCGAAAACATTCGAACAAATGAGATGCTCTTTTGGACATGTTGCTAAACTCGTCGATGGTGTAGCTATTGCTCATAGACCTGTTACAGTTGCCACAGATTGGCCGCAGGTTGTCAATGTCGGTCGTGCCACCCTTACTCTCTGGGATGTTATGGCCGCACTCAAAAGTGAACGGTGTAATCAGGTTCTCACACCAGCCAACCAGACACTTGTGCTCGAAGCGCTTGCCGATATGGACCAGCCACACCTGCTCTCTAAGAGCCTTCGGAAGCTTGAGCTTCATAAGTATAGATAATTTATGTGCTTTAAGTATGGAGGACGACTGTCCAATTTGTTATGAAGAGATAAGAGGTGCGGTGACCCAGATGGGATGTTGCCGCAAGTACATGCACGCCGAGTGCTACGTAAAATGCATGGTCCGCAAGACAGAGTGTCCCATGTGCCGTACGGACCAGGAGTTTGAGATTATTATTCGGGTGGCCGAATCCGAGTCGGAAGAGTCTCAGCCACCGGTGCGTGATAAAAAAATATTTTTTCCAATTGTTTGCATGAGTATGAGTCTAGGGATGTTATTCAGTATGAATCTCTTCAATGTGATACCGGGTGTTATAGGGATGGTTTTGGGAGGTGTTATATTCAAGGAGGAGTGAGTCTGACCAAAGGTCAGCCGATCCAGGTGAGTCTGACCAAAGGTCAGCCGATCCGGGGGAACTGTTTCTCGAGCTTGACAAGCTTTGCGTACTTGCGTGCATTGCGGCTGTATGTGTCATAGCGGCCGGCCCACATCTCCATGTCGTACTCGATGCGTAGAGGCTCAATCAGCCGTTCGAGCTCCTGCTGGCGCGTCTTGGCCGGACCGTAGTTGGGTGGGCACTTTTTGTAAATCTTCCAAGCCTTGGAGCACTCATTGTACTTGTCGTGTGCATCCTTGGACGACTCTAAAAAATCAACCAGGTCCTGCTCGAGCTCTGCCAGGGTCGTCTCGTGAAGCTCGAGCTTTTCATTGTCAGACATGCGGTTGTAGTAACGCAGAGCTATGTTCATATGTTCCGGGCACGCCTCCTTGAGAGCCGCAGCTGTACCGGGGCACTCGTCACGAATCATGTCGAGCTCGCGGTGAGCCTCGCCCTCAAAGTAGTCCAGGACTGACCGGCGAGCCGAGGGCCAGGCAGGAAAGTCAGCATAGTCAGCCTCGCGAGAGCGCCAGTTGCATCCGTCAGCACAGTAGACACGGCCACTATCATCCAGTGCGAAGCCGATACCCCAACCCATTGATATATTTTTAGGGCGTGTTCTTAACTAGGCTACTTGGGTGAAGATGCCTTTTTCTTCTCATCCTCCTCTTTCAAATCCTCGGTCAAGGCGTTGCAGCAGCGCGGGGTGCAGGCGTGGGTGTGAGTTACCGGCGAGCGAGGTTATTGACAGTGCGCATTTTCATAATCAGTTTACGCATGGCATTGTTGATCTCCGAATGTATATTTGTACCCCGACGCATATTCAAATTATGCGTCCGGTTAATGTTCTGGATGAGACGCCGAATACGCGTCTCCAGTGCGGCAAGCTGTGTGGCGAAGGTTGCATACGTCTGATTCCAGTTCGGGTGATTTCGCTGATAGTTGTTAAAATTCCTACGAAGACGCGCGTGCTTCTCGGCTGCGGTTAGAAGCACATTCAGATGGGCGTTGGGGGACAGCGTCATGTGTAATATTGTTCAACATTTCCTTCTCATCCTCCTCTTTCATCAAATCCTCTAAAGTGAATCTTGAATCAAGGTAGTCTTGATGAGCTTTTGTAAACTTTTTCGTTGTAGGCTCGTTTACCGACTTTTTCTCTTCCTCGTCCGTTCGAGTTTGTGCGATACCCGTTAGCTCGTAATCTTCCGCCGAATAGGGTTTCCCCATTGAAAAGGAACGAACAAAGCTCCTCGGTACGGCGCGAAACTTGAACAGTGCCTGCATTTTACTGTAATGAATATTTGGGATATATTCTTAAGTATCTAACCAGAGCACATCTCGCAGCTCTCTGGGTTGTCACGCCGGCACGCCTGCACAGGGTCGAGCGTGAACTGGATGGGCTTAGCCTTGGCGCGTGTGCGCAGGTAATACATCCCTGACTTGAGCCCCTTCTTCCAGCCGTACATATGCATGCTGGAAAGCTTGGCCATTGAGGGGTTCTCCATGAAGATGTTTAGCGACTGCGACTGGCACACAAAGGCCCCGCGGTCAGCCGACATATCAATCAGCACCTTCTGACTCATCTCCCAGGCTGTCTTGTAAATATCCTTGAGGCGCTGAGGAATAGTCAGGCTCTGCACACTGCCACCATCACGGATAATCTGGTCCTTCGTGTCCTTGTTCCACATATTGATAGCCTGCAGGTCCTTGACCAGGTGCTTGTTAATCATCACAAACTCGCCAGCGAGCGTGCGGCGCAGGTACAGGTTAGTCGTGTACGGCTCGAACGCCTCGTTGTTGCCAAGAATCTGGGCAGTACTGGCTGTAGGCATGGGGCCCACGAGCAGCGAGTTGCGCAAACCATCCTGGACGATACGCTCCTTGAGCTCTGTCCAGTCAGCGCGCGAAGGCGTGACACCCCACAGGTCAAACTGGAGCTTACCCGCAGAGGCGGGGGACCCTGCAAACGTCTCGTAGGCTCCCTCCTCTTTCGCGAGCTGACACGACTCTGTCAGTGCGCCGTGATAAATCGTCTCGAAAATATCCTTGTTGAGCTTGGCAGCCTCCGGGCTATCAAATGCCAATCCCAGCATCATGTAAACATCCGCCAGCCCCTGGACGCCGATAGCGATGGGCCGGTGGCGCTTGTTGCTCTTTTCAGCCTCTGGCACGGGGTAAAAGTTATTGTCGATAACCCGGTTGAGGTTGCGAGTTACCAGGCGGCTGATGTCATGCAGTGCTGTGTGGCTAAACTGTCCGTCGCTCACAAAGGCGGGCAGGCTGATGGAAGCCAGGTTGCACACGGCCACCTCCTCAGGGCTGGTGTGCTGAATGATTTCTACGCAAAGGTTTGAAGACTTGATTGTGCCCAAATTCTGCTGGTTCGACTTGGTGTTACAGGCATCCTTGTAGAGCATGTAGGGGGTGCCGGTCTCAATCTGGGAGCGCAGGACCGAGTCCCAAACTTGGCGCGCCTTGACCACCTTCCGGAAGCGTCCTTGGGCCACGTACATTCGGTACAGCTCGTTGAACTCTTCGCCGTGGACGTCAGCTAGGCCGGGGCACTCGTTGGGGCACATCAGGTGCCAGTCGCCATCCTGCTCCACCTTTTCCATGAAGAGGTCCGGAATCCACATGGCCGTGAATAGGTCGCGGCAGCGCGCCTCCTCGTCACCCTGGTTGAGCCGCAGGTCCAGAAACTCCATAATGTCGGCGTGCCACGGCTCGAGGTAGACTGCGATGCTGCCCTTCCGCCGGCCTCCCTGGTTCACGTAGCGGGCCGTCGCGTTGAACACGCGCAGCATAGGGATGATGCCGTCAGACTGACCGTTTGTACCGGCGATGCGCGAGCCCTTGGCGCGGACGTTGTGGGCGTGCAGACCGATGCCCCCTGACCACTTGGAGATGTTGGCGCACTGCTCCATTGTCTGGTAGATGCCGCCGATGGAATCCTCCTTGATGCCGAGCAGGAAGCAGCTGGACATTTGGGGGCGGGTCGAGCCGGCGTTGAAGAGGGTAGGGGTTGCGTGGATGAAGTACTTCTTTGACATGAATTCGTACGTCTTTTTGACGCGCGCAATGTCATCACCGTGGATACCGAGCGCGACGCGCATAAACATGTACTGGGGAGTCTCGCCGTGGTTCAGGTAGCTCTTTTGCATCGTCTTGATACCGAAAAATCCAAAATCATAGTCGCGGTCGTGTTGAATCTCAGCATCCAGATCGAGCGCGACGCACTTCATGAAGTAGTCAGAGACGACACCGCGGATATGCAGACCGACCATGGCATCGCTAAAAGTTTTGGGACAATTTTTGTGCATATCAGAGACGATGATACGGGTCGCGAGTGTCTCGTAATTAGGGTTCTCGGTCACCATGTCGATGGAGACGTCGGCGCTGAGAGCATCCACGTCACTGGTCTTGATTCCGTCGTACATTGACGAGAATACCTTTTGGGCCACCTTGTCAGCCTGGACACCCTCGAGGTCCGCGCAGAGCTTGTGGATACGCTTGGTCACCTTGTCGAACAGCATGGGCACTTCATCTCCGGAGCGCTTGATGACACGCATTCTTATATAAAACATTTGTCTCTTTTTTTTAAGTGGTCGGTACGCAGGTCCTGGGTCGAAATTTTATTGGTATGATATAATAATGGCTACGCGTATCGAGCCGACTCCTCTGAGCAATTCATACTTTTCTGATTTCAACCGCGAGTCTCTTCACCTGGCCATCATCGAGGAGGCGCGCAAGCGCACAGGGTATGTCATCGACCGTCAGAGCGACGGTGACCTTCAGGCCTATATGAAGGCTGTATATGTGAACATGATGCGCGACCCCTTCCAGAACGTCAAGGGTCAGCTCGAGGCGATGAATAGCGCGGTGGTGACCCAGGCTATGCGCGACGTCTTGCCGGGTATCCTGCAGCAGCTGATTTACCTGCGCGACTCGAGCACCCTTCCGGCCCCCCTTATAAATGCACAGAACACGAGCACCCGTGGCATGAAGATGGGTCAGAACAACAAGTTTGCATTTTAAGTCTGGCCGATGGGGCCAGCTGCTTGTCGGGATCCGACCCTTCGTCTCGATTTTAAAAACATTTATATAAAATAATTTATGAAGGCGCTGGATGAGATACTTATTGGGTTCCTCGTCTTTTTCCTGATTGAGCGCGGTCTGCGTCTGGGCAGTAGTCTAAAGTATGGCAGGCCAGAGGATACCAAGGTGCTCCAATTTGAGTTTTGGATACTGGTGGTGGCAATGGCGACAGTGATGATATTCCGTCGGAGAATAGGTAGCGTGAATCTATGATAAGGGTTTGAACAGATAAGTATGTATGATGAATCAGTACCGTGACGAGACGTACGAGCTGTGCCGTACGAAAGGATGGGACAAGGCACCCGTTCAAACGGTATGGCTTTTGCTCACAGAGGAGATTGGCGAGCTGGCGAGTGCCATCAGGCAGCACCAGCGGAGTTTCAGAAAGACTGGCCTAAAAAAAGACAAGGGGACTGATATTGTAACTGAGATGGGGGATGTTTTCAGTTATCTGTTCCAGTTGTCGTACATGTTGAATGTTGACCTTGACCATATGTGGAACATCCACCGAGAAAAGATGGCCACAAAAGTTTATCTTCGTACATAGTAACGATGGCACTGTCAATGCTGGTTGATGACCAGCTCAGCATGAATCGCATTAACCCGTACACGCTTACGGGGACTTTTGGTGTACCCACTGACGGCATGTATAAGACGCCACTGGATGCACAGTATACAACAGAAATTGACCCAATCCCAGCCGAGACCGGGACCGTCTTCCCGGACGATACCCCGGACCACTTTGCGCCGAGCCGCATCAACATGTCCAGCGGCATGATGGCCAACACGGTAGGTGACAGAGGTAACGCACCGTTCGCTATGTTCCCAGCGCGCAAATACCAGTATGATGATGGACACGTTACATTTATGCGCCCGTCCATGCCCGGTGCCAAGCGCGTCGTCTCGGATAACAGCACACTGATTATGCTTCTCGTGGCGCTCGCAGCTATCCTGTTTGTGTTTCGCAAAAATCTCAAGTAAAACTAGATGACTATCAACCGGTTTTATCAGCTGGCGAACCAACGCCGGAACAATAAGATAAACTTGCGCCCAAACCCCAGACTACCACCGCTCAACCAGAATCTTAGACTAAGCGTAGCACAATTGAAACCAACTTATATAAGACTGTCTGTGTTGGCTGGGAACAAGAGCGTAGCGCACCTGAATGTCCAACCAAGAAACCTTTGGATACTGAATAATAACAAGCAAAAAACAAGCAGAAATAGCCGCAGAGGTGGCCGACAGGTACAAGTTCTTTATCTGGCCCATGGCGAGACTAATAAGAACTTTCGTCAAAGAGGTATAGGTGAGTATCTGCGCCGTCTCGCGAATAACATGGCACGCAATGCAGGGTTCTATGGGACAAATCAGTTGTCCACAAATTTAGAGGCGAACAGTAACAGCAACAATAACGCACCACCCGCGTCAATATCAGCCTCGGGACGAATAATGACACGACTGGGTTTCAGACGTGTCCCTACACCAAATTCAGAATATGTAAATAATTTTGCATATTATTTTAGAAAAGTTTATAATCATAACCACAAGAGAAAAAGGAACAACTCGCGGGGGTGACCCTTCGGGTCAAATTTTATTAATTTTTTGTCCAATGACCAAGGGGAGTTTAGACTCGAGCAAGGCGCGTTCCTTCAGTTTGCGCTCAGCAGCCCCCTTGCACAGGTGCACCTCAAGTTGTATGCAGCCATAGCAGCAGCTGGAAGAACACTCCTTGCATACAAGCATCGCGTTGTTCCGTTTGCAGTGTGGGCATTTCATTCGCTCTGTATATAACAGATATATTCATTAAGTGGTGTGTACGGTGTCAAATCGAGTTCAACCTCGCACAGACCATCGCGTTTCGCAGCCTGGACCCGCTCCCAGAACGCCTCCATGACCGGCAGCGCATCCGCAAACCACTGCCGGTCGCGCTTGACCCTGACGACATTAAACTCTTCGGGCTTTTCGCCAGCCGGCCGGTACTGGATGAAGTCGCAATCCTCAAAGTCCAAAATCTCGAGCAGCAGCTGAATCTGTGGCATGTAATGCTTGGGCACCTTGGACTCAATCTTGCGAGACAGTGGGCACTTGATTTCGATGAGCATCCCATCCTCTGTCACACCGTCAGCGGAGCCTCCGAGCCACTTGTGAACAGGGTGCTGTACGAGCCCAATCTCATGGCTCTTCTTGTTGTACCGGGCGTCGTACAGGTCGCGCGCGATGGGCTCGAGCAAAGTGCCGTGTGCCGTCGCGGCGTTCCCTGCCCACTTGAGCTTGAGCACCTTTTTCATAAGGAGTTTGTCAGGGGTTTCGTAGTGATTGTCACCGAGCGCAGACGCGACATCACTGGCTGTCAGCATCCCCTCACGCAGCTGGAGCCAAGCCTCTGAGCGCTGGTCATGGTATGTTCGACCGAGGAGCTCTTTCACCCTTGGGTCCATTACTTTTAAATCGCGGGTCTGTTTTAAGCAACATTTCAGCCGCATTTTGTTCAGCCTCCTTCTTCGTAAGAGCAAAGCCTGACCCACAGTCCATACCATCAACAAATACACTGATGAAGAATCGGCCATTTGTGGTTGTGATATGGCGGTAGTCAGGTGTGGGTATCTTCATGGCTTGGCACATGCGCATCAACTGGTCCTTGTAGTTGTCGTCATCCAAGTTTAGTTCAATTTTTTCAAAAGAATTCATAATAAATTGTTTTGCATAGACCATCCCGAGGTCGAGGTAGATGGCACCCACAAACGCCTCGAACACATCCTCGAGAATGTTGTCGTTGGTGTTCCAGCCGTTGCGTATACCCTTTTCATCCATGAGGATATACCTGTCCATCCCCAGTTTCTTCGAAATCTCACAGAGCGTCTTCCCTCTGACCATCTTGGTACGCGCCTTGGTCAGGAAACCCTCTTGATGTTTTTCGTACAAGTCAAATAAGTGCTTGGTTATAATGAAACCTAGCACAGAGTCCCCCATAAATTCAAGCGTTTCATAGGACCCCGTAAGTCCCTTGTAACGTTTGAGAGCAGATTTATGCGTAAATGCGCGACGATATAGACTGACATCTTTCACCTTTGTACCCACGAGAGTAGACAGTACTTCGCGTGGGAGCAAAGGAAGCTCTTGCTCCTCTTCGGTTGACATTGTTATATTATATTACACACAAATTCTTAAGTCCCTTTTCACGCCGCCGACTTGACCACCTTGGGGCGAACCTTCTTCTCCTTGGGCGCCTCGGTGGCCGCCTCTGCTGCTACTGGCTTCTCCTTGACGGCGACCGGCTTCTTCTCCTTGGGCGGGGCGGGCGGCTTGACCTCCTTGATGTAGTGCGGGCTGACAAACTTCTGCAGGTTCAGGAACGACACCTCCTCGCCCTCGGGGGGGTTCAGGAGTGCGCGCAGGGTGTCATCCATCAGAATCACCTTGCCATTCTTCAGGCCGCGCTCCGACACGTAGGCATTCACAAACTTGGTCACCTGCGTACGGGAAATCTTGTCGTCTTCGGCCAGACCCAGGAACTTCTGCAGAGCTGGGGTTACGCTCTGGGGCTTGTTGAAGCCGTTGTTCTTGGCGCGCTCAGCCGCCTTCTCACCGCTGGGGTCGCCGATGTACTGACGAATCTTACGGACATCCTTGCGGAGGCCCTTCAGCTCCTTGGCCAGCAGCTCGAGGGTAACGGGGGTCTCGTTGACAGATGCCATCTTTCTACTATACACTAGACCCAGGGCTTTAAGTGCTTACAGGAGGAGTGCAAGTGCAAGTGCCATTGTTCCAATGAATGTGACCAAGGGTCGATTATCAGTTTCTGCAACAGGGGGTCTCTCAGGTGGCTGACTTGTCAGGATGAGCGGATAAGGCTTGACTGGCTGCGGGTCCGTGTACGTACCAGGTTTAGTGACTATGGTCTGCATGTACATAGGGTCTGACTCGAACGCCCGTACCCACTTCTGGACAGAGGGCTTGTCCGAGATGGGCAGGTTGTCAGTAAAACCATACGGCATTTTTGGATTGCCGCTTGGTTGCAAAGACTGGTTAATCTCGGGCTGGCGTCCAGTACAGGCATTCTTGCAGCACGCCGCCTTGCACGGACGAGTGTGACCCTTCTCCCGGTCAATAAATGCACAAAAAGTTTTCCCAGGCTCTGAGGGAGAGGGCAAGCACGCGCAATCAGGCGAACAGTTTGTTGCGCTCATTACAATTAATTAATATTTTTGTTGATAATAAATGGAGTACGGTACCCCAGTCAAGCTCCCGGACGGTCGCTACTTTCTGAAGATGGCTAATGCGTTGCACCAGGTGAACGGTGTCAAGCTGGTTGACTCTCTGTCAGGCAGCAACATCTCTTTCCAGATTCCAGAGGCGGGTCGTGAAATCATCAGCAAGTGTGACGAGGAAATTATCAGCAAGGCGAAGGAGTCCAAGGTGGAGTGGTTCGGCAAGGAGCTGAGTGACGAGACCATCCAGACCGCCTTCCAGGATTCGCTGACGGAGGACACGCTGTCGGTCGCACCAGCCAAGCTCAAGGGTGAGGTGGTTCTGACGGCGTTCGACATGAAGAAGAATCAGCTCGAGCTCCAGGAGGTGAAGGAGGGCACGACGTGCGATGTTCTGTTCGAGCTAGCCGGTCTGTGGTTCCTCAAAAAGTCGTTCGGTCCCATCTGGCGCATCGTCCAGGTCCGTGTGCGCGGGGCCCCCAAGTCACCCATCTTTTCCAAACAGTACCTGTTCAGCGACAGCCCAGAGGATGATGAGGGTGAGGCGGACCCAGCCGACTACATCGACTAAGTAAAAAATATTTGTAGATTAATATAAATGGCAATGAACCGTCGTGCCCTTTTCGCCCTTCTGATTGTGGCCGCTCTGGTGATTTATTTCTTCTACCCAAGCTGCCGCTCCAGTATGTCATATTACAGCTCAGGTGTCGGTGGCGCCGATCTGCCCGTCAGCAAGGCGGAGGGACTAGCCTCAGCCCCAGTGTCCGGCATGGGTGGCCCCACCTTCGATGTGTCAGGAGCGGGCCTCATCCCCCGCGAGGTGACAGCAACTGAGGACTTTGGCCAGTTCAGCCCAGCGAATATCCTGAGCGGCCAGAACTACCTGGACGCGCGCTCCCAGATTGGCTACCCCGAGACCATCGGCGGTGTGCTGCGCAACGCTAACCTGCAGTTCCGCAGCGAGCCAATCAACCCGCGCGACCCAGTCAGCATCTTCAACCTGTCCACCATTCCCCCCGACACCATGCGGCCTCGCTTCGAGATTTCACCAGAGTACCAGTAAGTCCTCGATGAAGGCGAAGCCTTCTTTTCTTTCAAGAGAAGGAGGGCCAAAGGCCCTCAGAGGAGAAGGTTCTTCGCGTAAGGTTTGTATTAAAAAAATAAAAAGAATTTTTATAAATGGCTTCTGTGAATGATGATTTCAAGCAGAAGATGAATGAGTGGGTAGCTCTTAAGGCCCAGCTCGCCGCCATTCGCAAAGATACCTCCGTGCTCACCAAGCGCGAGAAGAGCCTCCGCGAATCGCTAAAGAATCATATGAAAAATGCTGAGATTGACACCGTAAAGGTGAAGGAGAAGCTCAAGGTGAACCTGAAGACAACCCCAGGCAAGAAGAAGACTCTGCCCAAGGCTATCCTCGATGTTATCCAGCGCGGTCTCTCCATCTACTTTGGTGGTGACCTTGCGCGTGTCGAGGGTGCCGTGAATGCAATTGTTGATGTCATGCCAGAGGGCCCCGAAAAAGATACCATCAGCCTGACTGGTCTCAAGGCATTCAGTTAAACTTGACCCGCTACTATACAATAAGATGGGTCTGAATGATGAGTACTCGCGTGATGCCTACCTGCCCGAGGATGTTGGTGCCGACCAGCAGGGTCAGGACGACGACCCCTTTGATGAATTTACCCAGGAGGACTGGGAGGATTGGTACAGCGAGGACCTCTTGGACATGTGGATGCCTATCCGCGAGTTTCACGAGTCGCAGTACCTACGCACCCCCATGACCTTCAACCAGTTTTGTGACCACCAATATCATTTTGTTGACAAATATTAAATGATGATGATTGACGTAACCTCCCCCAAGGTTCTTGCCCCCGCAGCCCTGTTCGCGGCACTCCAGCTGGCCCCCAGCCGCCTCGGTCTTTTGCCACGTGCCCTGATTGTGTCCCTGGCGCTCTTTATCGTGTACAAGTACGCACTGAAGCGCACGTTCACAGCGGCAGAC